CGTAAAAACGGCGGCTACGGGAGCGGAACTTGACGACTTGTCTTTGCGGCTCGGTATTTCCGCCGAAAAAGTACAAGAATATCAATACGTTACGGCGCAAGCGGGCGTTGAGTGGGATACGTTCGAGAAAGCACTCATAAAAGCCCGTGCGGCGATTGTCGATTTATCGGCGGGAACAATCAACAACGCGTCAAAAACCTTGCAATCGCTCGGCTTACGCGTGGAAGATTTCGACAGCAAAGAGGCAATGTTTGACGGCATTATCGACGCTCTTTCAAATATGGAAGATAAAACGTTGCAAACGGCTTACGCAAACGAAATTTTCGGCGATAACATCGCAAATCAAATGTTGCCGTACCTTAACGCGGGAACGGACGCAATCAATCAATTTAAGTCGGAATTTGAAACAATCGGCGCGCTTTCAAACGAACAAGTCGCCGCTCTTGCAAAACTTGACGACACGATCTATTTGTTGAAAGAGTCCTTAAAAAACGTATGCTTGCAAATCGGCGCGTCTTTCGCCCCGCTATTGCAACGCGTTGCCGAAATAATCAATACGTCGCTTATTCCGAAATTGCAAAAACTCGCCGAATGGTTTAACTCCCTTACGATAGAACAACAAGCGTTTGCGGCAAAAGTGTTGCTCGTGGTGGCGGCACTTGCCCCACTTGCGCTCGGTATCGGTAAAGTGGTATCGGCTATCGGCGGTATTATAAAACTTA